TGCAGAACATGAATTGTTAGAGGCAACGGGCTTTATTTAAGAAAGACATAGCCCATCCCCCTCCTTAGAACGGGGATGGATAAAAGCCAAGAACGCAACAAGCCTCCTTGGATGTACCAATCAATCGGTACGTTCAAGGGGGCTTTTTTATTGGAGACAGGATGGCAAAAACAAAACCCATTGAAGAATACAGCATTGAAAATCCTCCTCCCCAGGGCCAGCCAGACATAGGTCTTTGGATATGGGGGTTGTTTGAAGATGCTTATGCCGAAAAGGAACGCCTGGGCCTCATGGACAGGTGGGTTTCAAACTACCGGCTTTTTCGTGGTGATCACTGGGGAAACAAGGGCCGGAACCGCCCGAATCGGATATCAATCAATCTGTTCTTTGCCAATATTCAGCGGACCGTTGCCAATATCACGGCCAAAAACCCCGTGGTGGAAGTGGTGGACCTGGATGGGCATTCCGATGATGCCGGCGAAATCCTGACGATGAAAATACGCAAGCACTGGCATGAAACCGAACAGCAGTCCAGCCTTGCCACCAGCTGCCAAGTCATGGAGATTTATGGGATCACCGTTGAAAAACATGGCTGGGTCAGTTCCAGCAAGGAACCGATATCCTTTATTGTCGATCCATACGCATGGTTCCCAGCGCCCGGATATTACAACCGGGATCTTCAAGACTTTCCCTATTTGATTCACGCATACCCCATGGATGTCCACAAAATTGAAAAGATATTCAACCTGTCTCCAGACACAGTGGAAGCTGAGGACGTGAGAACGATTCTGGGCCGTGAAGACCGGGAGCGTGTCCGCCCGAACGAGACCATGCAGGGCCGGGAATCCGGTATCGTTCACCAGCAATACAAAAACACATCCGAAGTCACCGCCCGCCATTCAAACGAAACCGGCGAGGGCCTGGTGGTAGAGTGCTGGTTTCGAGACGAGTTAATGCCCGACGGTATCCGTGTGATACTGACCACCAACCGGGGCCGGGTGCTTTTGGCTGACATGGAAAACCCGAATATCAATCTGAACATTAATCGGCAGGCGATCAAGGAAACATACGCATGGGGAAAATACCCCTTCAGCTATGTCAACAGCTATGAGGATTCCACATCGATATGGGGATTCAGTGCCGGGGAACAGACCGGCAGCCTCAATAAAAAGATCGACGAAATGGTCAGCCGAATGGTTGCATGGGCCAACAGGGCCATGTTCCCGCCATTGCGGGTGGATGCCGGCTGTGGCATCACCAAATCTATGATCAACAACAAGCCGGGCCTGGTGCTGATGCCGACGCGGCCCAATGCCAAGATCGAATTTGTCCAGGTTCCAAACCTGCCCCAATCCTTCTTCCAGGTCCTGGATGTGTTAACCAACCTGCATGATCGGATTTATCAGATCGAAGATGCAGACCGCGGCACCATTCCAACCGGCGTGACGGCAGCCAGCGCCATTGTTGCGTTACAAGAGCGAAACGCCGTGTTGATCCAACACAAGATTCGATCCATGGAAAAAATAGCCAGAGATCGAGGCCGATGGGCAATCAGCGGTTGGTTGAACTTCTCCACCAGGGAAGAGACGCTTGAGGTCCGAGGCGAGACCGTTGCAATGCAAGGCGTGTCTCTGGCTGGCAGACGCTTCAATTATATGGTTGAAAGCGGGTCCACTGTTGCCAGGACATCTGTGCAGCAGCAGGAACAGGCCATTGCGCTTTACAGGGATCAGGCGATTGACCGGCAGGCACTGCTTGAAACACTCAATTTCCCGGGATGGAAACAAATTATTGAACGGGTGGGTGAGGGCCAACTTGACCAGGCCCTTCAAATTCTGGTTCAGGCGGGGATGGAAGAGGATGCAGCCATGCAGCTGAAACAGTACCTCATGGAACCACAGGGGGGACCTGGCCAAGGAACGCCGGGTCAATCACAGAGTCAACCAAAAGCCGGTGTACCACGAGCCCAGCAAGGAGCAACAGCCTGATGCCGCTTTATCATTATGCATGCCCCAACTGCACCACAGAGTACGAACAGTTTTTACCACTGAAGCAATATAAAACCCCGGTGCCATGCCCCACATGCGGGCGCACAGGGAGAAAGGTTCTGACTGCACAGATTCAGCGGGACGAGCCGACCTGGTTGGATGATGAGGTTCGTGGGTGTCTCCAGGACACTAATGCAGAACCCCCCATTGAAAACCGGTCACAGTACAAGCGCTATCTGAAGGACAACGGGATTGTCGAGCGATAACCCGCCCGGAGGAAGCATCAACTTATAATCGGGACAACTGGGAGACCAGCCCCAAAGGAGCGGAAATGAAGATAGAAGACAAAGACACAATGCCGGCAGGGGCTATGCCCCCGGAGCAAGATGAAACAGAACCGAAGGACGAAGGACAACCGGAACCGATCCTGGGAAAATTCAAATCCCAGGGCGAACTGGCCCAGGCGTACACGGAACTGGAAAAGAAGATGGGAGAGCAGGGCAATGAACTGGGCAGCGTGAAGCAGATGAATGCCATGATGCTGGAACAGATGCAGAACAGGCAGGCCCAGGACAAGACTCCGGCCACTGAAGGAGAAGTTGACGACTTTGATTATGATGCCCAAATGGCCGAGCTGGTCAAGGGGATCGAGGAAGGCGACTTGTCCGTTCAGGAGGCCGTGGCACAATCCGCCAACATGGCAGCCGAAAAAGCAACACGGAATGCCATGTCGAAGTATCAGGAAATGACGGCCAAGGAACAGCAGAAAGCGGCCCAAACCAAATTCCTTAAAGATCATCCGGATTTCCAGGAGCTTCAGCGCACCGGAAAACTGGAAGAAGTCAAACAGACCCTGCCCGGCATGCACGATGATTTTTCCGCCTATTTCGCATTACAGGCCGAACAGAACCTGGCTAAGGCCCAGGACAAAGTGGCCTTGGAAACCATCGCCCAGGGAGATGAACGGACCGCCAAGGTCCTTCAGAAGCCAGGGACCAAAGCAAAAGACATCGGGAAGCCCAAGGGCAAATTGTCCAACGCGGAGCTGAAGGCGCACACCTTAGCCCGCCTGGATGCCATGGAGTGACCCGGTCCAATTATAAGGAATAAATAAAATGTCACTCGACGCACAACTTGATGTCATCACCGAAGATTGGATTGAATCCAACCGGCCCGAGGATATTGTCTTTCAAGACAACGTTCTCCTTTACATGCTCATGGCGGGCAAAAAGTTTCAGGACACCATGGTTCAGCCTGGTGAGACCGTTGACGGCGGTAAGAAACTGAAGGTTTTCCTGGAGTACGCGAAATCACACACCGGAACTTATGGGAACACCACCAAAATCCCGCAGTCCAAAAAGGAAATCCTTAATGCCTGCCTGTTTGGCTGGGCCGGGTACTATGGTTCCAACACCATCGACCTTGAAGACCAGATCCAGAACAACGGCAAGGCGGCCCTGATTGACCTGGCACACTCCATCTTGCGGAACGTCCACAAGAGCATCCGGGACCAAATGGGCGATGATGTTTATAGCGCTAGGGGCGATGACCCCAAAGCGTTTATTGGCCTGGGAGACCTGTTCAATACGGACACCTCCGCTGCATACGGCAGTATCAAAGAGGCCGATATGGCGGACTGGAAAGCCAGCGTGATCACTGATGCAATGGCAATCAGTTTCAAGGTTATGCAGAAGATCCGGCGAACTGCCAAGATTGGTCAGAGCCGAGACGCAAAGCCCAATATCTATATCACAACCGATGTGCTGAAGGACGGTTTTGAAAGAACCCTTCACACGCAGGCCCGGTATTCCAATACCAAACTGGTAGATGCCGGATTCGATAATGTTCTCTTTGGCGGTGTGCCGGTTGTTGCTGATGACAAACAAAGTGATGGCGTCATGGATGCCCTGAACCTGCGTCATCTGAAGGCAAAAACCCATACCAAATGGCCCTTCACCACTCCCAAATGGGAGTATTCCAAGGACCAGCCCGACACATTGACGGCAAACACCCGGTGGATCGGGCAATTGATTTGTTCCAACCGGAAAGCCCATTGCCGGCACACCAACCTGGAAGAACCGTCATAACGGTTTTTCGGCTAATCGGTTGAAATAGGCAATTAAGCGAAAACAGCCCTGGGTGACACCAGGGCCATAACATAAGGAAAAAACAATGGATCAGGATCTTAATTTTCAGCACACGATGGCGTTTGCCTCTAGTGCAAAAACGTCTTATTTCCAGGTTCCCTATCGCTGCACCCTCCGTGAAGTTTCCGGGATTGTGCAGGGGGACCCGGGCGAGGATCAAACGGTTACAGTGACCAATGAACCCACGGTTGGCGGTACCGCTTCAACCCTGGGCGTGCTGACCTTTGGCGAGGAGATCACTGCCGGTGCCGTCGGGGCCTGGGCGGCCGATGCCGATGAAGGGGCCATGGTCATGGAAAAAGGCGAGTTCATCAAATTCGTCACTTCAGTCGGTGCCGATGCCGTACTGAACATGAACATCGAACTGGACCCCTACGCCCGGACTGCAGTCTAAACCAAACGCCCGGCCCTTACCCGGCCGGGTCAACCATTAAAAGGACAGCCAATGGCATTCACTTTCAAGGAGCTGATCGATTTTGTGGCGGAGATTATTCAAGATCCGTCGTTTACAGATGAAGATATCGGGAAACACATTAACCATGGGTGCCGGCGGGTATGCTCTGGCATTCTGTTGCCAGGGAAGTATGCCGTCTCCCCGCCCCTGCCGGATCTGTTCACTACAGACAGTATTGAAACAGCGCCGGCAGCGGGCGTGGTTAATCTCCCGGACGATTATGACCGGGATCTGGCCATGGTTATTGATGGGGATGAAAATTCGATCCCGATTGAAAAGTCACTTCGGGGCTTTCTTCAGAAGAACCCAATCGTAAAAGATGGAGATATCCATAGCTGTCTGGCCGTTGGTAAGCGGTTTATGTACCGGGACATACCCACGACGGCAGAAAGTTTGTTCATTCATTATTACAGAAAGCCGGTTGATATGGAGGGCGAAGATGATATCCCGGACGGTATTCCGGATTCCCTTCAACACAATCTGTTGGTCCCGTTTGCCGCTAAGGAAATTTTCAAACTTCTGGAAGACGGGATCAGTGGGCCGGCAGTCAACACGGACAAATGGACCGGTCTTTTTCATGAAGCGGTTTATGAGCTGGGTGTTTTTATCGGTGAAGATGGTGAAGCATACAACATGGAAGGAGCGGACTGCATTTCATGAGAGTCGATCACTTCAAAGGCATGAACGATGTCACCACCAAGAGCAAAAGCCTGGACGAGCCGGACGTTATCCTGAATGCCCATGTGATGGCCGATGGCGCCCTGGATAAAAGGGAAGGTTGCGAGAAGATCACTGGCCTGCCCGGCGCCCATAGTCTGTGGACAGATCGGGCCGGCACGGTCCTGTGTATGGCAGAAGGAAAGCTTTACAGCCTGGTGGACGGAACAGCCAACCTGATTACCGACACCGGCCAACCCGACGCCATCACGAGCTTTTTGTCCATAAGCGGCCACATTTATATTGCCAATGCTTTTTATACCGGCATGTACAATCCCGACACCGGCACGATCGGTGACTGGGGCGTCCCCCTGCCGGTAGCCCCCGTGGCAATCCCGGTTGATGGTGGACTGCATGCCGGCACATACCAGCTGTGCTTCACTGTCCCCGGGGTCAATGGCCGCCCGTCCGGCAATGGCGCCTTGACTCAGATCACCCTGGGCGATGGTGAAGGTATTTCTATTTCCAACCTGCCGGCTGACGGTTCTGTCTGGATGACGGACCCGAACGGCAGTCAGCTATATTATGCCGGGTCCGGCAGCATTATCACCGAGCTGCCCGATTCCCCGGAGCCCCTTCCAACCATGTGGGGATCACCGCCATTGCCCATGGCCAACCTTTGTTATGCATTTGGCCGGGTGTTTGGATCCAAAGGGACCCGCGTCTATTACAGCGAGCCATTCCAACCGGAGTTGTTCAGGCTGGCAGATGCGTACTTTGAGGTTAATGACCTGGTGGGAATGATCGCCAAAACATCGGGTGGGCTTTATGTCGGGTGCCGGAAGCAGACCTTTTTCTTTTCCGGAAAAGATCCTTTGGACATGGCCCAGCGAGCCGTCGGGGGAGGGGTGGCCCCTGGGTCACTTTGTTATGCTTCGTCTTTGGCCAAGATGGGAAAGAATGTTCCCATCTGGCTGGGGAAGGATGGCGTGTTCGCCGGATCTTCCGACGGACAGGTGGTGAATTTGATCAAAGAGCGGGTCAAGGTGGACCCGAAGCTGGACCGTAGCGCATCGATTTGCCGTGTCAAAGACGGTCAAACGCGGATGCTTTTTGCATATAAACCGAAAGGCCAGCGCATCGGCATGGGAGATAATGCCACTTGTGAGGTCATAAGAAACGGATCTGTGATCCAATAACTTTAAAGGAGTATTACAATGGAAAACCTGATTAAAACCGACATCGCGGCCAGACTTACTGAAGATGTTGACATCACTCATGCCCTTAAACACCACCTTGACCGGTTGGCTTTCCAGGGGATGGTAACAGCGGAACACTTCCGGGATGGTGCACTGCTGCACAAACAGACCGGCAAAAACACCTTCACCACGTCCGGCATGGCCAAGATGCTGAATGTTATGTTTCATGACATTTCAAAA